TATAATTTTTTTTGAGTACTTTCTATAGTCCTTTTGGGTTTCCAGAGCCAGCTCGAAAAATTCACCAGATTTAAAGAAGCGTTCGATAAGTCCTTCCATCATGGAGTCGTCCGGGCGATCGTTCATTAGCGCTTCCCATGCACTCCATACCTGAGCTTGTGTACTGGTTTTGTCGCAGAGGCGAATATTGCCTCCTCCTTTAGGATGATATTCATATGCTGATCTCCCGAGGTAAACCCTCGGAGGCATCCAGGCATCGTCTTTATTTTTTCTCGGACGTGGCATTAATCAAGTGCTCCAAAGTTGGGCTGCAGCGAATTATCGACGTTGTTCTGTCGTGATCTCTGAGCTAAAGGATTATTGAAATGCGCCCAGGTAGTGCGTGGTCTTCCGTCTCGCCCTTCAACAAAGAAAATCCCGGCATCACGTAAACACTGTGATTGCTTTGAGGGGATCTTGTATCCAGTAATTCGTTCGAGGTCTGCGTTTGAAATGATCTCGTTATCAAGATTCATAGTGTATCTCCACAAGTCCGGCTGCAACCGGCTTAACTTCTACGATACGTACAGGATGAACATCCTCCACGAATGCCGTCATTACATTTTTTACATAGCTCGTGGTCTGCCTCTCCTGTAATTGCTACGTAAGTTTGAACTGGAACCAACACTGGCATAGGAACGGCCAGGATATGGTGGCGAAGTGTTGACACTTCATCGGCTAATTGCATTAACCGCGAATGAAGGTCTTTTGCCTCCGCCTTATACCAAGCTAAATCATCGCGCATGCGCCGCCAGCGACGACGCTTTAATTTGCTGGTCATAGATCAGCACCACATCTCCCGCAGCGCTCTTGGCCGCTCATGTCGTAGTAGGTAGCACCATCGTGCTTGCAGTCTGTCCATTCAGACAGATCATACTCTAGCTCCTCGATACGCTGCTGCGCCTTCTCCAGCGCCTTTACCAGCGAGGCGAAGTATTTACGCAGCACTCGAGCGTATTGAGTAGATGGTGTGGGGTACTCGCTGATCTGCTTCAGCTGGGCCAACGCATCATTAATTTCAGGCTGTGTAAATTCGGTGATATCAGTTGTCATGCTGTCGCTCCTTTCATGAAAATTACCCAGTGTGTTTTGTCGGCTTTCCCGGTGCGCTGCCAGATGGCTGGCTTCTCGTCGGTGAGCGCCAGAATCTGGCTAACCGGTATCTGGGTTTCATTCCATTTGAAGATGAGTACGCCGTGTGGCCGCAGCACTCTGAACGCTTCTTTGAAACCCGCACGCAGGTCATCGCGCCAGGTGTATTTGTTCAGGCGACCGTATTTCTTACCCATCCAGGCGTTTTCGCCAACTCGTTCAAGATGCGGCGGGTCAAACACGACAATGAAGAAAGAGGCGTCAGCGAACGGCAGCGCACGGAAGTCGGCGATAATGTCCGGGCTGATAACTAGGCTGCGCCCGTCGCACAGGGTGTGCTGCTCGGAGCGAATGTCGGCGAACACTGCACGCGGGTCCTGTTTGTCGAACCAGAACATGCGGGAGCCACAGCACATGTCAAGAATGGTTTGCTCAGTCATTCCAACACTCCAATTCGTTCTCGATCTCTTCGTCGATTTCGTCAGTAGTTGCGTGGTGGTTTAGGTAATCCAGCGCCTCTTTATGGTATTGGTTGCGACGTTCGCTGTACCAGGATGCAAATTCTGGCGACCAGCCGTGCGCGACGCCGTCATAATCAACTTTGGCGTTTTGTGATGCCATCTGCTCAACCATGCAGTCTGCTGTTGTGAGAGCGCAGCTGCGGATATAACCGCGCAGGTCGCGCTTGCGCCAGACCATGCTATATTTCGAGTCGCAGCGGCGTTTAAATTCAACTTTCCAGCGCCGAATGCAGCGAGATTTAAGTGATTTGCTCATGCTGTCCACCATTCAATAAACATGCAGATAACAACGGTTACTAAGGCAATCAGCGCCCAGCAGGTCACATCGAACAGGGCGGCGAACCGACGCAGGGTGTATTTGCTGTAATTCTCAGGATCAATATTCATACCGCCTCCCCAAGCACCCAACGCAGTGCGTTTGCATACTCACCCTCGGCAGTTTCCAGGGCTTTAGTAATTTCTTTGCGGGTTTTCAGGCGCGGCTTTGCATCACCGAGGATCTGACGCTGACGCCGGGCTTTTTCATGGCCGGTTGTGCCAGCAGTTGCCGCTTTGATTTCAGAGACCTTCTCCCGCTGCTCTTCGGGTTTAAGCGATGCCAGCTGACGCGCCTGGGTAACGGTGACAGTTCCGGACTCCACTGCATCGCGAACAGCCTGGGTGGCATCCAGCAGTGACAGCGTTGCGCGTACGGTCTGGACACTCACGCCAAACATCAGCGCTAAATCGTCCTCGTCGTGCCCGCGTTCCAGCGCATCAGCCATTTTCTTTGCTCGGCCCAGTGGTGTATCTGCCTGGCGGATTTCGTTAGCACTTACCATCGCCTGCGCCATGCGAACGGCGGAGCCACGTTTAGCGACTGCTGGAACCAGTAACGGTTCTTTACCCTCTTTCAACAGTCGCTTATTGGCTTCCAGTGTATGGCGCACACGCTGGCGACCATCGACTACACAAGACAGCCCTGTTTCCGGGTCTTTCCAGACGATAATCGGCTCAAGAACGCCCTGGTCCATGATGTTCAGCACCATTGCCTCGCTAATAGGCAGGTGAATGCGCTCATCGTAAAGCGGGTGCGTTTTGTCGGTCACCAGATGCAGGTTTTCAGGTTCGAACGTCAAAACGTTCGTTTTGCCACTGGCGCCGTATACAAGCTTTGAGTCTTTAGCCATCAGAGAGCCTCCACGTTACGGAAGCTGGTGGGGCAAATTGCTTTCAAATCGCGAATTGCTTCGAGGACATGCAGATTTATGTGCTTCTTGGTATATCGCTCAGTAATACGATCACACTGCTTCGCCCAGGATTTGACCTCTGCGAGAAGGGCGTCACGTTCGGTGCGCGTCTGGCGCAGAGCTACATTCGAAACATCGAGGACGGTAGCCAGTTCCTTGATGATTGCTGCCTGTGCTGGTGGCATAGTTTTGGCTATTTCGTACGCCTGTTTAATCAGTTGATTTGCTGTCTTAGCCATCTTTTGTTCTCCATCTGACGCGCTGCAACGCGTAAATTTAGGGTGCAGCAACCCAACCCATGAGAGTGGGTGAATAGCTGGTTAAAATTTCTTGCTGATGGGGGACCGCCACTGCAATGGCGGTACGTTAGTTCTCCACACAACGGAAAGAGCACTGAAGCACTGGAAACTCACTTGACTAACACAGTGCTTTTTCCTGTTGTGTGCCGGGCTTCCACCGGCTCCCATCTGTTTTTAAAGCCACTCAGATATCGTCTGGGCTGTGCCGTCTACTTCCGGCTGTCACTGCCGTCGAGAGTGCTGGCAGCTCACTGACCTGATAACTCCCAGGATCAACTGGAGTGGTTGTTATCGCTACCAAAGCGCCACTGTCCAGGACATTTAAAAGGACCGTCTCCAAGTGGTAACTCTTCCAGTCCCGATAAACCTCCTCAGTAGAAGGGGACTTATCGGGAATGAATGTTGTGACACCAGATCGCTAATCTGCTTACTTCCCGCCGCTCTGTTTTGGTATTGGCAACCAGCTGCTGTTGCTCAGTCGATTTCCGGGTCTTTGCGTCGACCGGCGCTGCAGTACGCTTGTACACGTCACAACTGGAAGCGCACTCCTTCAGTTACAAACCGATCCCCATGACCGATGGAAGATGGAATGCGCTTTCATGATGTATGCCTGTCTTTTATCCACATCAGGCTCGGTGATGGTATATTGGGAGTTCTCACACAACCAATAAGGCAAATCCATGAACAACGAAATTATGGAGTTAAGGATTTCCGCCATTGAGGCTGCAATTAAAACTATTTCAGCAGCCATATGCGCTAATGAAGGCCCAGTCTCCGAAGACTTACAAAACCAAATAAAAATTCTAAATAATCAACTTTCTAGCCCAGAAAGGACAGTGAATCAGGAAGCAATTACTTATCAGGTTATTAAGCTTCTCGATCCGCTTCATTGCGATCCTTGGGAGCCGTTTTAAAAACCGTCTCATTTAGGCGCGCCATCTTCGATTTTGCGCGCTCCCTACGCTCTGTTTCATGTCGTAACTGCATACCAGAGAGCGCATTAAAAACAGCTGCTTGAAAAGCCAGAAACTCCACCTCACTGTTGCATTCAGCAGTGGGGCATCCGTCCACGACTAACTCAATCTTCATTTTTTCTCACTCCTCGTCAGTTACCCTCTTAAGGCATCTGTCAGCGAATCGTCTAGTATTTCATACGTCACCGGTGGCTACTTCGTTGGCGTTCCGCCAATTTTCTGTTTTTGATATGATATTAGCTATCTTACATTTTAGTCAAGTTTTATTTGTAAGTATGCTTACTTTTCATTGGGTCACAAAAAAACCCGCTGAAGGCGGGCTTAGATTTCAAGGGACTGCTAGTCTAACTAGAAAAATGACAGTTTGAAGTTCTCATCGAGCGTTACATTTTCTGGGAGCTCTTTAGTCCTACTTAAAGCATCGGAAACGTCTTTAGAACACCACTCCACTACAGAAAGATTGGTTAACAGGACCACTATCATTACATTTACAGGCTCCAATTTAAGAGTAGCAAGTAGCAATAAATTGCCATTTTCTTGAGAAATCGAGATAGATGCAGAGGATAAAAACTTAAATTTGAAATTAGTTCGATGAAGGAGGAGAAGCACACACATGAGGATCTCATCCTTTGACTCTCTTATGGTGTCCTCGGAAAACATGATGCCATTCTCTCTCAAGCAAGATACAAATTCATCAAAGAAATCATCCGGATGGAAAACGTTTCCCGAATGAATTGCAAATGATGAAAGAATGGTAACTAAATTTTCTACATCAACTTTCTTTGCATTAGGCTTAGCTGAGAAAACTTTATCTTTCACAGCAAACTTCTGTCTGATACGTTCTTTTATACTTGCCTTACTCTTCCTGAATTTTTTCTGGCATTCAGCCTCACTCAATTCTGCAATGAGTAAAGAAACCAAATCCGATACCCAAAACGGAACACCTTTTACAATATCGAATTGCTCTTTATTGTAAGTGTACTTTATAAAAAACATGAGCTTAAGGAAATTTGCATTAGTATAATCACTAAATTTACCTTCGTTTCGCTCTTTGTTATGCGCGATAAAATTAGAAACTTCACAAAAAATATGGTTCTTTCCGGAAAATTCTCTCAGTTTTATGAGGATTGAATCAATACAATGATAATCAAAGGTTTTATTTTCTATTTTTGATACTAATTGCTGTATTTTTAATAATTCACTCGGCTTCATTTTGATTGGTACCTGAAGTAAGTTGCACGATTTATCCAAACTAAATCCCAAGGCCTCCATAATCTAGGGCGACCTCCACCGTTTTATCTATGACTAATTAAATATATTATATATTTGTATTACAACATAGTCATTAAATGAGTATGCAGTGAAATGGTTGAATGTCCATTTAGCTATACCACTTACTTCATTTGCATCTAATGGTTCTGAAAACTGCAGGGTGTAGACGTTAGCATGTTCGTAACAGGCTTAGAGATCTATAATTATTTGCTTAACAATACCGATAAGGTTTGTATCCTGACTAACCTCAATGGGTTTGAATGATGGGTTTAAAGGGAGCAAATATGAATATGGGGGGTCAATAGCAAACTTTTTCAAGGTAGCCTCGCCACCAGAAACAGTTTGTGCCACCACGATTTTCCCATTTGCTTCATCAACAAAGCCGAAATCTGGTTCAACTATCACAATCGATCCATCAGGAATGCTAAGTTCATGACTCGAAGTCATTGAATGTCCTTTAACTCTAAGAGCAAAAGCTGATTCTGAAAGTTTTCTGGTTGTCTTAACAAGCTCATTTTCAGGATTTCTAATCACCTCTGTCCAGTTACCAGCCTGAACCCATGATATGACAGGAACCTCTCTGGTAGAGATGAGATTGATGTTAATTCCATTCTCAATATCCCCAGACCCAAAAACCAACCATTCTGGTGAGCACTGTAGGCATTTGCATACGAGTATCAGGTTTTCACCAGATAACTTTGTTGCATCGGTTTCCCATTGGGTGACTGCAGACGCGCTGACGCCTGCCCACTCAGCTATATCGCGCTGCGTAAGTTTCTTTTGCTTACGTCTAAATCTCAGCCTGCTGCCAACGGTATCCATATTTTCTCCTCGGATTGCACGTTAGTAATCTTACATTCAATTGACGTAAGTATGCTGATTATGTACTGTGTAAGAATGCTAACTTTTAAGGGGGTTTACATGTTAAAAATTCTGGTCGTCGAATACTACGGTGGCATTTCTAAAACTGCCATTGCATTAGGGGTTACTCATAGTGCGGTGTGCCAATGGGGCGATGTTATCCCTCAAAAACAGGCATTTGTTATTGAAAGAATTACAAATGGAAAGCTGAAGTACGACGCAAATTTATATCAAAAGTCTACAGACCACGCTTCTGAACCGTAACTACAAATCGAATTTTAAAGGGGTAGGTGTGACAAAAAAAATTGAATCAGAGGTGATAAAGCGGTTGCAGGCGCTCAACCCTGAAACGGTAAGGCTGGATGAAATGAATCGAGTAGTGACTCTGATCGGGTGGACCTTATCAGAAAAACTTCCAGACACCTATAGCGATGAGAACAAAGGCAAGGATATCGAACACGACTCCGATTCGCTTGGGATTTCTCGGGTAACCAGAAATGGTTGCTGTAACCCGACCGAGGCCGTCGTACTGGAGCATTTCCTGGTAGGGGTGGTTAATCCACTCACCAATGCCCCAAAAAAAGACGCCAAGGGAAACCAGTGCTGTAGGGCCAGGAGGATAGGCAGAAAGAACTCCAGTACCGTTCAGCAGAAAAACGAATGCACCAGCGACAATCAAAACTTTGTACCAGTAGTCCAGAGTCAATTTAGACAAAGGGTTATTCATTTAATACACCGGCTGTTCCGTGGGCTAAGAAAGTGATTTTAAGCGAAGGGTTATCAACATGGTAGAACAAAAGCAAAGTTTGAAAGATGTAGTCAAGGCTATGTGTAAGTCCATTCATGGTGGACGTGAGGCTATGGCTGGCGCGCTAGGCATGACATTAACGCAGTTCAATAACAACCTTTACGAGAAAAATGGCTGTCGTTTCTTCGAAGTCAGCGAGCTGGAAGCGATGGAAGACATTTCCAATACGTCGTTACTGGCTGACTACTTCGCCCGCCGTCGTGGTGCTCTGCTGGTGGATGTTCCGCACCTGGAAGAACTGGACCGCGTGGACCTGTTTAGCCGGGCAATGCGTACTTCTGCCGCCAGGGGGCATGTTGATCAGATTATCGAACAGGCACTTGAAGATGGCGTTATTGAAAGGCATGAGGCCGAAGAAATCATGGTGCATCACCGCCGCCACCTGGCAGCTCGGGAAGAAGAGATTGCCGCAATTATCACGTTATTTTCACGCAAAAAGAAGTGACGCCAGCGAGTTGCAGCTCCTGGCGTCGTGGCGTGTCGTTATCAGTGGAGATTACTAACGCATGAACAGTTTATCAACACAATACCGCAGGTCGCAACTTGTAGCGCGGCCAGTTCCTGGTGGAGCAGGACCGGTGCAGTTCGTGTATGGGGTAAGAGTACCAAGCGGGTTCGAGCCTGTCTGCTACCAGTTTGCTCAGTGGGTGGTAGGGGACTTTAACGGCCAGGCGGAGAAAGTATGCGAGAGCTCAACCGATGGTTCAGAGATCACTACGGCGTGCCGGTCAGGGTCATACGCTGGGAGCCCCAGACACAGCGCGTTATATACCTGCGTGAAGGGTACGAGCATGAATGCTTTAGCCCCCTCGAGCAGTTCAGACGAAAATTCAGAGAAATAAAGGACGATCATGAGCACTAAATTAACAGGATACGTCTGGGACGCTTGTGCATCTTCGGGGATGAAGTTATCCAGCGTGGCAATCATGGCGCGCCTGGCTGACTTCAGCAACGATGAGGGTGTTTGCTGGCCTTCTATTGCGACCATATCCCGTCAGATTGGCGCTGGTGAAAGTACTGTCAGAACGGCGATAGCTGCACTTGAGAAAGAGGGGTGGCTCACTCGTACGCAGCGCCGCAACGGCAACCGTAATGCATCGAACGTCTACCAGCTCAACGTTTCCAAACTACAGAAAGCGGCATTTTCTCACCTGTCAGTTTCTGACCCGTCAAAATCTGACATATCAAAATCTGAACCGTCAAAATCTGATGCGTCAAAAACTGACCCCTCAAAATTTGAGGCGTCGAAATCCACCAAAAAAACCAGTTTTGACCCGTCAGAATCTGGGGGGGATCCGTCAGTAAGATCAACTACTGATCCATCAGATATAAATCCTTCTTGTCCGGACGCTTCGCAACCGGACGAACAGGGCTCTGCTGATGAATTTCTGTCACGACATCCTGACGCGGTGGTGTACAGCGCTGCAAAGCGGCAGTGGGGAAGTCAGGACGATTTAACCTGCGCCGAGTTCATTTGGGGGAAAATTATCAGCATGTACGAACTGGCCGCTGAAAGTGATGGTGAGGTAGTTCGGCCTAAAGAACCAAACTGGACCGCATGGGCGAATGAGGTGCGCCTGATGGTGATGCAGGACGGGCGAACCCATAAACAAATTTGCTCGCTTTTCAAGCGCGCCAACAAAGATTCGTTCTGGTGCAAAAACGTGCTTAGCCCGTCGAAACTTAGGGAAAAATGGGATGAGCTGTCGTTAAAACTTTCTGTTCCACTCAATAGCTCCCGCCAGGAGGCGTCGATTTCGCGAGCCAGCTTCGAAGGGGTTGATTACTCATTGCCAGAAAACTCGGGGTTCCGCTCATGAGCAAGCCATTTCTGAAATGGGCTGGTGGAAAGTATACCCAGCTGGCTGACCTGTTCGTGCATATCCCGGCAGGGAAACGCCTGATAGACCCATTCGTTGGTGGTGGGTCGGTATTCCTGAACAGCGATAAGCACGCAGATTATCTGCTGGCGGACGTTAACCCGGACCTGATTAATCTGTATCAGATGTTAGCGTGGTGCCGGATGAAGTGGAATTAAAGGCCCGCTGGATGTTTGAGCACATGCGGTCACCAGATGGCTATGAGCTGATCCGTTCCGAGTTCAACGCTCAGACGCTGGATGCTACTGAACGCGCAGCTGCATTCCTGTATCTCAACCGGCATTGCTTCAATGGCCTGATGCGCTACAACCAAGCGAACAAGTTCAATGTGGGCTGGGGAGGCTACAAGGCGCCGTATTACCCGCTGGGCGAAATGAAATCCTTCGCCGCTATGGCGCATAACTGCGTTTTCATGGCCGCTGACTATCGCCGAACTATCAGCCTGGCCGGGAAAGGGGATGTGGTTTACTGCGATCCGCCTTACGAACCGATGCCGGGAACAACCGGGTTCACCGCCTACGCCGCTGGTGGTTTTAGCTGGGATAACCAGGTTGACCTGGCGAAGCAATGTGTATCTGCGTTTCACCGTGGCGCTCGGGTAGTGATTTCTAACTCATCTGCACCGAAGGTTCTCGACCTGTACCGGGAGCATGGTTTTAACCTGCAATTCATCAACGCGCGCCGTTCGATCTCCTGCAAAAGCAGTACGCGGGAAGTCGCAAAAGACGTTGTAGCGATCCTTTAAGGGGGCTAAATGAAACTGACTTTACCATTTCCACCGAGCGTAAATAGTTACTGGCGCGCCCCGAGCAAGGGACCGCTGAAAGGCAGGCATCTGGTCAGCGAGACAGGGCGCAAGTTCCAGCAGGCAGCGAGAGCGGCGATTATTGAGCAACTCCGTGCCGTTCCCCGGCCATCCTCTGATCTGGCCGAGGTTCACATAGTGTTGTATCCGCCGGAACAGCGCCGTCGGGATATCGATAACTACAACAAAGCGCTGTTCGATGCCCTGACTCTAACAGGCGTCTGGGAAGACGACAGTCAGGTTAAGCGCATGCTGGTGGAGTGGGGGAACATCGTGAAGAAAGGGAAAGTAGAAATCACCATCCGCCGTTTTCGTGCAGCTGCCTGACGTGGAGATGATATGAGAGCACTACTAACCCCTGAGATTGCCCCACGCATGGGCGTTGTTCTTCTTCGCCCAGGTGCTGATCTCATGCCGATGTTCAGGATAGGGCGGGTACTGATTGAGCCTGCACCGGAAAAATACAGCGACTACGCAACCGGCGCCATCCCTCCCGCCACGCAGCCACTGGCAGGAGACCCGGTTTTGAAGCCAGTCTTCGAAAACAAAGACGTCATTCTTCGCGCGGGTGGTATTAGCACGCTGGAGGCCGAGCTGGAGCGTCGTTTTGAATGCCAGTATCCCCACGGCTCATGGCACAGCGAAAATTTTACGCTGTTCCGGCATGAGCCTGGCAGCATCCGCCTTTGCTGGGCCTGCGATAACCTGCTGCGTGATCAGTACACAGAGACGCTGGCAGGCATTGCGCGTGAGAACCTGGTATCCTGGCTGATAACGGTCATCCGCTCACAGCTGGGGTTCAACGAAGACCATCAACTGACGATCCCCGAGTTGTGCTGGTGGCTGGTAATAAACAATCTGGCGCACGTCATCCCTGAATCGCTGGCCCGGAAAGCCCTGCGATTGCCGGAAATAAAGCATCAACCAGTGATGAAGGAGAGCGATATTGTGCCGGAGCCAGCGGCGAGCGAAGTGGTGCAGAAAAAGATTCTCGGTCTTCGCGTAGATCCTGAAACGCCGGAATCATTCATGCTGCGACCAAAGCGCCGCCGCTGGGTAAACGAGAGCTGGACGCGCTGGGTTAAGTCTCAGACGTGTGTCTGCTGTAACAAACCAGCAGATGATCCCCATCACCTGATAGGCCACGGACAAGGTGGAATTGGAACGAAAGCGCATGACCTGTTTGTGTTGCCGCTTTGCAGAGCGCATCACGACGAGTTGCACGCTGACACCGTGGCATTTGAGGAGAAGCACGGCTCACAGCTGGAGCTGCTGTTTCGATTTCTGGATCGTTCGCTGGCAATTGGCGTGCTGGCATAGTGGAGAACGCATAATGATTAACCCGTCCGAGGTTGGAAAAGCTGGTGAAATGGTCAGGCTGAAAACGCTTGAGGCCATCTGGATTCAGGGGAAGCTGCGCATGTGGGGCCGCTGGTCCTACATCGGCGGCGGTAGTGGCGGCAATATGTTCAATCAGCTGTTGGCGTCAGGGAAGATAACGAAGACCGCTATAAACGATGCTTTGCGCCGTATGAAAAAATCAGGCATTACCAAGCCAGAGCTGGAAGCGTTCTTTAAGGAAATCCTCAGTGGTAAAAATAAAAGCGGCCTGGCTTTTTGTACTGACGAGGAAGGGTTGATAATTGATTCTGTGCTTAGTGCTCAGCTTGTGCGTTCCGGGAATAAAGCTCTCTATAAGTTAATCAAGGATCGATATGTCTACCGCATGAGTAAGAAGGCGATGGCGAAAGAGCTAAATGAAAAGCATCCAGAATGGTGCTTGCGGACTTGTGAGAGCAGGATCGATGTTTGGCTAAATCTTGCAGAATCGATGCTTTACGCACCAATGTGTGATGCGTTTGGCACAAATGGCGACAGATTTTACTTGAATAGTTGCGCGGAAAGTGCTTGAATTGTGATAGGCTCGGGACGTTAAAGCGAACTGAGCAACTGAACAGAAAAAAGAAACCCGCCATTGTGCGGGTTTTTCACATCTAGAGCAGTCCTATAGCCCCACCGGCAATAGCAGTAAGCAATGGGTGTTCTGCTAACTTTCTTAGCAGCCCCTTTGCCTCTTCTTTCTGCTGTGGCGTACCCTGTGAGCTATTTATTAAGTTATTCAGAGTTTCGATACTATTGGTAATCTCCTGACGGTTATGATCTCCAATCTGGACATTTCCTCCGTGAATGTTGATTTGCTGTGAAGAGACAGGTGGTTGAACCTTTTTTGGACCAACTTTGAGTTGGAAGTGTGGACCAAATCCGCCAACGCCAGAGTCGTAAAAATTAGCCTTATAAATTTCCTTATGTTCTTCCTTGCCGTTTGGAAGGATTCGAATAACAGTATCTCCGTCATCAATGTCGGCCATTTTGTCGTTTACGATAACTGTATCCCCTGCAAACTTTGCCTTATACGGACCGCATCTGCTGCCATCACTTTTTAAAATGTAGGCATCATCTTTAGCTGTAAGCATCTCTACTCCTGTGTGAAGTCATTGCCAGAAAAAGCTGGCGCTTAACATATACCGTTAAAATGGAAAGGAAGTGTGAGATACCGGTCAAAAAAGGCAATTCAATAAAACACAAGAGAACCTGGCCTCTAGATGCTTCGGTGACCATAAATTTCAGGCTTCGGGAATCACTCCGTACTTACCCTTTGATATAAGAGCCCGCCAGCCTGATCCCTTTCCAATACCCACAGCACCCCGTTAACCCGGAGGTGGAGACTATGAAAATGCCAACTAACCCGAGTAACTGGCCTGATCTGCTGGAGTTGCTGCAGAGCTGGTGGCGCGGAGATACGCCGCTGGGGGCCGTGCTGCTCTCAGTTTTTATGGCGGGTCTACGTATCGCCTATAGCGGCGGCGGCTGGAAAAAGATGGTTCTTGAGGGGCTTCTGTGTGGGGCTCTAACGCTGACATTCGCATCGGCGCTTGAATACTTCGACTTCCCCAAAACTCTCTCAATCACTATTGGCGGTGGGGTGGGGTTCGTAGGCGTAGACGCCATCAGGGCGTTTGCAATGAAATATCTTGGCAGCCGATTCGGTATCGGTGGCGGCGATAACAAGGCTTAACCATGACAGCAGATCAAATTATCGAGGGCATCCTCGGAAAGGAAGGGGGTTATGTCGATCACCCCTCTGATAAAGGCGGGCCAACCCGCTGGGGCATCACGCAAACTACCGCACGTGCACATGGCTACACCGGTGATATGCGGAACCTGCCCAGGGAAACAGCAAAGCAAATTCTGCTCAGCGATTACTGGACCGGCCCCCGATTCGATCAGGTGGCAAGTTTATCTACGTTACTGGCAGATGAGCTATGCGACACTGGCGTGAACATGGGGCCATCGGTTGCAAGTAAGTTTTTCCAGCGCTGGCTCACTGCCCTTAACATGCGTGGGAAGTTGTATCCCGATCTGATCCCGGATGGCGCCATTGGTCCCCGAACCATCACCGCGCTTAAGGGATACCTTTCCGCCCGCGGGAAAGAGGGTGAACAGGTTCTGTTGCGTGCGCTGAACTGCAGCCAGGGTGCCAGATACCTCGAACTGGCGGAAGGCCGCGAAGCCAACGAGGATTTTCTCTACGGCTGGGTTAAGGAGCGTGTCCTGTGAAGATGATCATTTTCGCTTTGCTCGTGCTGGTGGCTGTGCTCGTTCTGTTACTTCTGCGCAAATATACCCGGCTGGAGTTTGTTGGCCATGCCAGCCTGCTGCAGAAAACGTGGTCTGTAAAGCTGGGGGCTATCGGCGCGCTGGTTGGCATGTGGGCGCAGTCGTTCCCGGATGCTGCGCTGCACGCCTGGGCTGTGCTGCCGCCGGATATCAAAAACATCCTGCCGCCAAACATCGTTGCGTTGATTAGCCCTGCGCTGGTGGTGCTGGCCGTGCTATCGCAATACGTACGCCAGCCAGCATTGAAAGAAAAGGCCGACGAACTGAAGGAGCCGCAGCAATGAGCTTTGAAATTATCGCGGGGCTGGTGGTTGTCATCCTGGGTGCTATCGCTGGCGCGTTCGGCATTGGTCATGCTCGCGGAACAAGCAAGGCAGAAGCCAAAGCCGAACAGCAGCGTACCGAAGAGAATGCCGCCGCCAGTATTGCTGTGGCAGAACGGAAAGCGGAAGTAACCCAGGAGGCCAGCGATGTACAGCAGACTGTTAGTCATATGCCTGATGACGATGTTGATCGGGAGCTGCGCGAGCACTTCATCCGCCCCGGTAGTCGTTGATACGGCCTGCAGCTGGGTGAGGGTCATCTACCTGACCGACCACGATATCGACGCGCTGGATATGCAGACCAAGCGTGACATCCTGGCGCACAACAAAGCAGTGCAGGCCAACTGTCCGCAACCAATCGAAGGGGCTACGGAATGAGCAACAGTAAATTAAAAGATAGCTATCATGCTAATGAAGATGATATCCCAAGTTACTCTGGCCGAATTGATCTAAAAAATAATTTTTTGTACATCCACCCTGAGATAAGTCTCCTTTCGGAAAGGATTTTTTCTGGGTCATCACTTGCTACGAGCACCGAAGGGTGGCCAAAAATTATCATTATCGGAAATACCTAATAAGTAGTTTTTTTCTAACTGCAAGCCCTTCTTTGTGGGTTTTTTCAATTTCAGGTTTGTATTTTTTTTCAAATGCCTTATCTATGCTTTTGATTTGTTTTACCTCTCCTTCTGAGAATATTGCATATCCGTTATTCAAAAAATCGCGTACAAAAGAAGTATGTGCAGAGAAATTCCTTTCAGAAAGGTATAAATGACGAATTAAATCAGGATCATTGACTAAAGGGTAATTTCTTCTTGGGATTCTCGGTGGTTCTGAAAGGTTGATTGCCAATTCGTTTGATGGAATGAAAGTGGTGTAGTTTCCAGATCTTGGCCCACTGGTTGCAGACACATCAATGAGCTCACCATTTGGGGTTTGATAAATAGCATGATGCATAGCTTCAACATTAAGTTCTGGAACCCATTCAATCATCCAGCCATAGATACTTTTGCCTCCATGCTTAGAAATACAATCTTCAACGTTCCAATAGCATCTACCTGCCGGGAACGTTGGTTTTCTGATAACTTCAAAAAAACTCTGCGCGTTGAGGAACTTCAAGACTTCATCTGCACGATGGTGATCCACCGGGAAGTCATCTAGCGGTAATTGAAAGTTGCTGTTCATTTTTTTGTACTCCTTTTCTGTTTGTGGATGACTGTTGTAGCGTACGCGAGCTGAATGCCTTCCAGAACTCTCGTTAATATGAAACAGATGACAACATTTAGACAAGAGGCAAGTAATTACAGGAGCCATTCACCGAGTGGCTTCGATAATGCACCCCACATCGCACAGAGGTAAGACATGTCAGAGATCACCGCATCCGAGCAAATCCGCCTGGATATCATCAAGAAAGTTAACTACGACACCGCAGCGGCCAAGCTGGCCATTGACTGGGTAGGCGACAGCTATCTGAAGTCTGAGCTATTCGCAGACTCTTTCGATCGTGTTTTCACGGAAAGCGAGATTGTCTCGAAGACCCGTAAGGCCATCCAGGAAGCGACCGAAGCGCTGGCGCTGTTTGATACCATCGCAGAACAGGCGAGCTAAGGCATTACAACAGGCATTTATCGAGTGCCTGTGATAATGTTAAAACTCTTACAAATCGGAGGGCTTATGTCAAAACAGGTCGTTTCGTTGCTTCCAGGTGATCAGGTAGATCTTATTTCAGTCGCAGATGATGATAACTACGTGACTTATTACGGAGACCAAGGTGCACAGCTTGGTATGCCGATTGAAACGTTTGCTCTTGATGATAAAGAATATTTGATTGCGAAGTGTTCAGGTAATGTAGCGGATGAAAGAATTATCGCTGCAATCAGGAAGTATTTCGGTTAAACATTTATCTTCTCGAAAAGCCACCGTTTAAAAGGTGGCTTTTTTTGGAGTGAATATGGCGTCAAGTTCACCCTGGCATCATCTCTATAACACTAAACGGTGGTATCGGCTGCGTTATCACCAGCTTCAGAAGCAGCCACTCTGCGAGTTTCACCTCAGACGAAATCAGGTGATATCCGCAACCGTTGTTGATCACATCAAACCTCACAAGGGCGATGAAACCCTTTTCCACAACCCGGACAATCTTCAATCGCTATGCAAGCGCTGCCACGACTCGGTTAAGCAACGCATGGAGAAGGGCGGAACGGTTACCGAGTTCGACAATGAAGGCAGGGTTATCTGGTAACAGGAGCACGCAATGCAAGACCTGAAGATTGAATACCAGGATGGCAAGCTGGTGGAGCTGAGCATTGATGGTGTGAGCTTTCTTTCTGCATCCGCCATCTCCTTCAGTCATACAGCAAAAGAGACGCTACCAACGATCATCCTGACAATGTCTGTCGGTGTCGGTGAGCGCCTGGTGTTACCCAGTCCTCCCCGTGAAAACCTGCGGATCATCGAGAAATGATAGCTTTTCTCATTATCAGCCCGACAGGATGGGGGGAGGGGTAAAACTCTGGCGGCAATCGTAAAAAGACCGCGCCCCCAGTTTTCTTTTCAAAAACGTCCAGAAAAAAAGGAAAAAAGCGATGGCACAGCGAGGCAGAAAATCACTTGCCGCGACGACGGCTGTGTCGCTTCCGGCTCTGGCTGAAAGCAGGCTGCAGCCCTCGTTACACCTTAGCGATCCAGAGATAAACGTTTGGATCAGACTGGTTAACGATAACCCGGCCAGCTCATTTACTGAAACACATCGCGACATGATGGAAATGTACTGTCGGCATGTGGTGCAGGCGAGACTGTTAACCACTCAGATCGAAGAGTTTGAGCTGGAGTGGCTGGCTCGGGATGATGGGCTGAAGCGCTACGATAAATTGCTCACGATGCGCGAACGTGAAGTACGGTCTGCGTCTTCACTGGCAACGCGACTGCGTATCACCCGGCAGGCGACTGCTGATCCTAAAACAGTAGGACGCGCCAACAAAAATCTGCCGCGGGAGAAAAAACCCTGGGAAATTGAATAAGGCTCTTCGATGGCTAAAAAAACTCTGACAAGAGCCGAGAGGAATATCCTCTGGTGCGAAAGAAATATTTATATTCCCGAAGGTAAGTTTGTCGGCCAGCCGCTGAAAATGGCTGAGTTCATGAAGGATGACTTCAGAGCCATTTTCGACAACAAGCATGGTACACGTCGCGCAATCATCAGTCGCGGGCGAAAAAACGCCAAAACGGTGGAAACCGCCATGCTGATGTTGCTCTACCTGGTAGGGCCCGAGGCTGCACCGAACTCGCAGCTGTATTCTGCGGCACGCTCACGCGACCAGGCGGCCATTCTGTTTAACCTGGCCTCGAAGATGTGCCGGATGAACCCGGTACTAATGCAGTACGTTGCGATCAAGGATTCAGCTAAAGAAATCCACTGCCCTGAGCTGGGTTCTTATTACCGCGCACTGAGTGCCGAAGCTACCACGGCCTATGGTTTCTCGCCGCGATTTGTTGCACACGACGAACTGGGCCAGGTTCGTGGGCCGCGAGACCCACTTTATGAAGCGCTGGAAACCGCCACCGCTGCACAGGATAACCCTATTTCGATAATCATCAGCACCCAGGCGCCCGATGCGAGCGACCTGCTTAGCCTGCTGATTGATGATGGCCTGACCGGAGCCGATCCCCGGACGGTGGTCCGGCTTCAGACCGCGCCGGAAGATATCGATCCTTTCTCTGTCGAGGCCATCAGGCTGGCAAACCCGGCCTTCGATGTGTTCATGAACCAGAAAGAAGTGCTGGATATGGCCGCCAGTGCGAAACGCCTGCCGTCTCGCCAGGCAGAGTTTGAGAACCTTGTGTTAAACCGCAGGGTTGAAGCGAAAAGCCCGTTCGTTAGCCAGAGTGTCTGGCATATGAACAAGGAGGAACCCGGCGAACTTGCGGGGGCTACCGTATGGGGCGGGCTCGATCTTTCCAGCGTGTCAGACCTGACCGCACTGGTGCTGAACACCACGCAGGGCGATGTGCACTGTAAATTCTGGCTACCGGAGGAAGGGCTGGCAGATAAGGCGCGTAACGATCGTGTGCCTTATGACATATGGGCGAAGCAGGGCTGGCTAAACACGACACCTGGTAAGGCTATCGAGTATGGATTTATCGCGAGGGAGCTGCGGCGCGTTTTTGATCTCTGTAACGTCAGGGCGCTGGCGTTTGACCGCTATAACATGCGCTTCCTTCGCCCGCATCTCATCGATGCTGGTTTCACCGATGTGGAGCTCGAACGATTCGTAGAGTTCGGTCAGGGGTTTGTTTCCATGTCGCCTGCTCTCAGGGAGCTGGAAGCCAAACTGCTCGGTGCGCAGCTGAAGCACGGCAATCATCCGATCCTCGAAATGTGCGCCAAAAACGCCACGGTAATCACTGACCCTGCCGGTAACCGCAAGTTTGTGAAAGGTAAGTCGAGCGGACGTATCGACGGCATGGTAGCGCTGGCGATGTCTATTGGCGCGCAGACCAGTGACGAGGTAGAGGAGCAGGGTGACGTTAATGATTTCATTTACAACTTTTTGAGCGTGTAAAAATGGCAGATACCGATTACAGCATTGACCTGCGGACGCGATCGCCATTCTGGGCGCGCATGGCCTCTATCCTGACCGGCGGCCGCCTGGTGACACCCGATAAGGGCTCGCAAATGGCTGGTACGTCAGCGCACGGTGTGGTTGGTGATTCTGTTGTGACTGATGAGCGTAATATGCAAATCAGTACGGTATGGGCCTGCATCAGGTTAATCTCCACCGTAACAGCATCTTTACCACTCGATGTTTATCAGACCAAAAATGATCAGCGCACGAAAGTGGACAACAGTCACCCCCTGGCGAAACTGCTGAGATTCCGTCCCAACAACTTCATGACCGCTCTTGAGTTTCGCGAAGCAATGACTATGCAGCTATGTGCCTACGGCAACGCCTATGCACATGTTGAGCGAAACGGTGTTGGTGACGTGATTAGCATGGTTCCACTAATGAGCGCCAATATGGAAGTTCGGCTCAGCGATAACGGTAAAAATATTATCTACCGCTACCGACGGGACACTGAATACGCTGACTTTTCACAGAAAGAAATTTTTCATCTCAAAGGATTTGGCTTCAATGGACTGACTGGTCTTTCGCCGCTGGCATTCAGTGCGAAGTCTGCTGGTGTGGCCATAGCGATGGAAGATAATCAGCGTGAATTTTTCGCCAACGGTGCGAAGTCTCCGCAGATCCTGATGACTGACGGCAAGGTGCTGACGAAAGAGCAGCGCGGGCAACTGGAGGAAAACTTTAAGGAGATTGCTGGTGGCCCGGTCAAAAAGCGGCTTTGGATCCTTGAGAGCGGCTTCACCACGCAACCTATCGGCGTTTCGCCTCAGGATTCAGAAATTCTGGCTGCGCGTAAATTTCAGGTCGCCGAACTGGCGCGATTTTACGGCGTGCCTCCACATCTGGTCGGCGACGTGGACAAAACCACCTCCTGGGGATCGGGGATTGAACAACAAAACCTGGGCTTTCTCCAGTATACCCTCAAACCCTACCTTGATCGGTGGGAGTACAGTATTGAGCGCTGGCTGGTCAAAGAGTCAGAACAGGGCGTCATTCACGCCGAGCATAACCTCGACGGGCTGTTGCGCGGTGATTCAACAAGCCGGGCATCATTTATGCAAATCATGGTCAACACCGGGATTCGTACCGTTAACGAGGTTCGAAGGCTGGATAACCTGCCGCCGCTGCCCGGAGGTGATGTGGCGACACGGCAGTCGCAGAACGTGCCCATTACCGATCTCGGAACAAACAAAGAGCCCCGCAATGCCGGGGCTTAATTTTTATGGGGGCTATGATGCCTGACATTCAGAAGACGCTGGCTTTCGACCAGACAGAAATCAAGTTCATCGGCGACGGCAGTAAGGGAACATTTGAAGGGTATGCCTCGGTTTTTAATAACACCGACGCCGATGGCGACATTATTTTGCCTGGTGCGTTCGCTGGTGTGATTGCTAATCAGAGCCGCAAGGTGGCCATGTTCTTTAACCACCAGACACGCGCTATCCCGGTCGGTAAATGGGATGCCATGCATGAAGATGACAAGGGGCTATTTGTCCGTGGTCAACTTACTCCAGGGCTTAGCCTGGCCGAAGACCTGAAAGCTGCCATGCAGCATGGCACGGTTGAAGGGATGTCAGTGGGGTTTTCCGTTGGGCCTGATGATTACACCGTTGGCACGTCAGGGCTCATCTTCAAAAACATCTCTTACCTGCGGGAAATTAGCGTCTGTACTTTCCCGGCCAACGAGCTCGCTGGTGTAACGGCCATGAAGAGCATCGACAGCATCAAATCTATTCGCGATGCGGAGGCCTGGCTGAGGGATTCAGTCGGGCTTTCGCGTTCAGAAGCACAGGCATTTATCGCCCGTGTTAAGTCTGCAGGCCGAAGCGAGTTCGGTAGCGACGACATTGACGCGCTGGCACAGCGCATTAACTCATTTGCCGCTAACCTGCGGACACCTTAACGGAGTGACACATGTCTGAATTATCTGTACTGGAAAAAGCTATCGAAAACTCCCAAAAAGAAGTAAAGGAGCTTATCGAAGAACAGCGTAAATCCATCAACCAGACCGGTGAAATCAACAAGCAGCTGCAGATCGATCTGACGAAAGCACAGGCAGAACTGAAAGCCACCGGCACCCGCCTGTTCGATCTTGAGCAGAAACTGGCCGGAAACTCTCCTGATCAGACTGCGCAGAAGTCATTTGCTCAGCGCGTATCTGAAGACCTGATGAAGGGCTGGGACGGCTCGCGTACCAAAGCGAAAGTTACCAGTTTTGATAAAGCGATTGGTTCGGGTGCAGCGTCGGCAGGTGCCCTAGTCCAGCCGCAGCAGCTGCCGGGTATTCTTATGCCTGGTCTTCGCCGTCTGACCGTGCGTGACTTGCTGGCACAGGGGCGTATCACCAGTAACGCGCTGGAATACGTGCGCGAAAACGTGTTTACCAACGCTGCAGCACCAGTGGCAGAAGGTACCCTCAAGCCGGAAAGCAACATCACTTTCACCAAAGAAACGGCGAACGTGAAAACTATCGCCCACTGGATCCAGGCATCGCGCCAGATCATGGATGATGCCCCGGCGCTCGAGTCTTACATCAATTCCCGCATGATGTACGGACTGGCGCTGGTGGAAGAGAACCAGATGCTGAACGGGGACGGTACCGGCGATAACCTGCAGGGGCTCAACGTAGTAGCGAACGACTACGAAACCACACTCAACGCAACCGGAGATACTGGCGCTGATGTTCTGGCACACGCCATCTATCAGGTATCGCTGAGTGAGTTCGAAGCCGACGGCATCATTCTGAACCCGGCGGACTGGCACCGTATTGCTCTGCTGAAGGACGCTAACGGCAATTACATCCTCGGCGGCCCGCAGGCGTTTGCCTCGAAAGTGCTTTGGGGGCTTCCGGTGGTGTCGACCACGGCGCAGACGGCAGGCAAATTCACCGTTGGCGCGTTTGGCCTGGCGTCGCAGGTTTGGGATCGCATGGATGCCACCATCGAGATCAGCAACCAGGACCGCGATAACTTCGTTAAAAACATGCTGACCATCCTTTGCGAAGAACGCCTGGCGCTGGCCCACTATCGCCCGGCAGCGATTGTGACGGGTGATATTGCTGTCAGCACTGGTGCATAACAAAAGGGCGCGGCCAGCAATGGCCGCGTAAACGCGATGAAAATTAAAGCTCTCCGTATGTTCTCGCATTATCACCTGGGTACGGTATCTCAGGGGGAAATCCGCGAGGTGCATAAAGAAATCGGCGAAGTACTGGTGAAACTGCATCTGGCCGAGGCGGTTGAGCCGGAAAAGGCAACGGACTCTGGTTCTGCAGAGCCTGCAAAAGCCAAACCAGGGGGTAAAGGTGGAAATAAGCGAGGAACAGCTGGCGCAGATAAAGGCGCATCTGAAGGTTGATGGTGACGACGAAGATACGCTTATTTCTGCCTATGCGTCGGCCTCCATCGATTATGTTGAGCGGTTCTGCGACGGTGCGCTGGTCGAAACATTAACGCCGCCAGTGGAAGGGGAAACTCAGCCCCGTGAGGTTATTTTTACTTCCGGCATCTGGGCGGCAATGCTTTTGCTGATTGGACACTGGTATGCGAACCGCGAAGCGGTAGCGCAGAACCTTTCGGAAGTTCCGCTGGGTGTTGAAGCTCTTCTGATTAGGCACCGGAGGTGGAGTTAATGGGCTGCTCAGGATGTGCTAAACGGCGTGAATGGTTAAAAAAGTGGACGAAAATAGCCTATGAACGAGCAACTGGTAAATGCGCTGATAGCAGCGCTGAGAGAACAAACAGCAGCACAGCGAGAGCAGACGGAAGCGATAAACCGCCTGGCTGAGTCTAACGTCGCCCTGTCCGATGTAATTATCCAGTCGCTTGCCGGCGATCTCGATGAGGCGCCAGAGCAGCAAACCTATCTGAGCGGGAAACCCAGGGGGTGATATGCAGGCCGGAAAATTGCGTCACAGGATCACCCTGCAGGAACCGGTCAAAGAACAGAACCCGACAACGGGAGCCGTAATTAATACCTGGCGCGATGTCGCAACCCTTTGGGCCGAAGTCGCTCCTTTATCCGCACGTGAGTTTATCGCCGCCCAGGCCTCTCAGGGCGAAGTTACCACCCGGATAACGATTCGTTACCGTGAGGGTGTTACCCGCAAACATCGGATCCTGTTTCGTGGCCGCATCTACAACATTGAGGGCGTTTTACCTGATCCACGGTGCGGCAGGGAATACCTGACACTGCCTTGTTCAGAGGGGGCTAACGATGGCTGATGGCGTAGAAGTAAACCTGACCGGCCTCGATTCCGTCCTGGGGAAACTGGATGCCGTCTCACAGGTCACTCGCGATAAATCCGGTCGTGCAGCGCTGCGTAAAGCGGCAAACGTCATCAGGGACAGAGCGCGCAATAATGCCGCGCGGGTTGATGATCCTCTCACCAAAGAGGCTATCTACAAGAACATTGTGGTCAGCTTCAGCAGCAAGGCGTTTCGCAGAACCGGCGATCCAACGTTTCGTGTCGGGGTGATGGGCGGCGCCAGGCAATACGCCAATACAAAGGCCAACGTCCGAAAAGGCAGGGCGGGTAAAAGTTATAACACTGCCGGAGATAAAGGTAATCCCGGCGGGGATACCTGGTACTGGCGATTCCTGGAGTTCGGCACAGAACATGCTGCAGCGAGGCCAATAATTAGGCCTGCACTGAATGGGGTCGATGCCGACGTGATTAACGTTTTTGCTTTGGAGCTGGAAAAGTCTATCGATCGCGCTGTGCGTCGAGCAGCTAAAAAAGGAACTCCGGTATGATTGCTCCAATATTTGCAGTTTGCGCAGCCAGCCAGGCAGTCAGGGATTTGTTAGGTTCTACTCCCGTGCGGCTTTATCCGTTCGGTATGCAGGACGACAATATCGTTTATCCCTACGCAGTCTGGCAAAACGTAGATGGCTTCCCTGAAAATTATCTAAACCAGCGGCCAGATGCAGATCACTATTCTCTGCAGGTTGATGTCTATGGTGATACTGACACCGATGTGATCGCCGTTGCCCGCGCTTTGCGTGACGCAATTGAGGGCAAGGCTTATATCACCCGATGGGGTGAACAAAGCCGCGATCCTGAAACAATGCGATACCGCTATTCCTTCGATGTTGACTGGATAACGACCAGATAACCAACAACCCCAAACTGACCCGCCTTGTGCGGGTTTTTCTTTTATGGAGACAAAACATGTCTGTATTAACGCAAGGCACGCAGTTTTTTGTGCTCAAGTCTGGCGTGGTCAGCGAGGTTGAATGCATCACCAGTTTCAACCCCGGCGGGAACCCTGCCGATCAGATTGAAGATACCTGTCTGAGTGAGCGGGATTCCAGAACCTACAAAAAGGGGCTTAAAACGCCTGCGGCCGCAACCGTCGGGCTTAACGCTGATCCGACGAACGCCAGCCACATTATGTTGCATGGCCTCGCTGAAGCGAATGACCAGACGCCGTTAACTTTTGCGGTTGGCTGGTCAGATGGAACCAGTGTCCCGACAGCCGCCGCTTCTGGCGCTGAGGATGCTGTTGATGGCCTGGTACTGCCATCGGATCGCACCTGGTTCATTTTCCAGGGTTACGTTTCCGACTTCCCGTTTGATTTCCAGGGTAACGCTGTTGTGACGACCTCCGCCACGATCCAGCGGTCTGGCTCTTCCGTATGGGTGCCGAAGGCCGCAGCGTAATTAATATGCCCGGTTATCCGGGCTTTTCAATTCAGGAGCTGAAATGCAACTTACTCTCGATACGTTAAAAGAAACCGGTGCCTTTACCGGGCGTCCCGTGGAAAAAGAAATTAAGTGGAAAGGCCGTGACGGGAAAGAGCATATCGCAACCGTCTATGTGCGCCCGATGGGCTACCACACCACTAAAGCTGAACTGCTGGCGTATAACGGGAAATCGGACCCGATTGCTGAGCGCATTGCGGCGCATATTTGCGATCAGGACGGCGCCCCAGTATTTACCGCGGCTGACATTCTTGGAACTGCTACCCCAGATCGTGGCGCGCTGGACGGTCCGATCGCTATTGCTTTGCTGGCCGTCATCCAGGAAGTCAACGATCTGGGAAAGACTACGAACTCACAGGAGAAGACGAGTTCTGGTGTGAGTTAGTCATGAACGGCATCGGTGGGCGGACCATAGCGGAGGCTCAGGAGCGAATGAGCCTTCGTGAGTTTCAGGTGTGGGTAAAGTACCGTAATAAGTATGGTCAGCTTAATGTCATAATGCGAACCGAGTGGGGGGCTTCGCTGGTGGCTTCTGTCCTAGCTAACATCAATAAGGCAAAGAACACGCCTCCGTTCAAGGTTAGTGACTTTGCACCGCACATCAACGAAGCGCCGCTTTCTCTGGAAGAAGCTATGAAAAGTTGGGTCTAGTCTTAGGTTTATTGTATTGTTGGGCACTCAAACGGAAATGAGTCTGTGAGGTCTCTCAATGAAGAATCTTTTACTAGGGTTGTGCATTTCTTTAATAGGCTTTTCAAGTCTTGCAACTGCAAAAATTACTTATTTATCTTGTCCTTATTTAGATGAAAGAGCACCTGATCTTATCGTTGTGCTTGACCAAAACAATGGGTCAGCATCTCTTCAGTCGCCATCTATGGGAAGCGGATTAAATTTTACAGCTCCTGCTGCATTTGGGCCATCTGAGGTAACGTGGCGTAAGGATTCGACAAAATATAAGCAAACTTATTCAGTTGATAGAGCAACACTTGTTTTGAAGAGAACTACTTATAGCGAGATGAGTAATACTACTCACTCTGAAGTCTCCGACTGCAAAATAAGCAAGCCACCGAAACAGAATAAGTTCTGATAAATATAAACCCGCTTAGGCGGGTTTTTTATTCCTCGGAGAAATATGATGGCTGGCAAGTCCCTTGGTACATTAACAATTGACCTAATCGCAAAGGTTGGTGGATTTGTTCAGGGAATGGATAAGGCTGAAAGAGCCTCGCAAAAATGGAGTGCCCAAGTAAAAAAAGACGCCAAAGAAGTTGGTGCTTCTATTGTTGCAATTGGTGCAGCAGCTGCTACTGCAGCTGTAGGGATTGGTGCCGCAGGTTTAGCAGTTGTGAAAAATACAGCACAGCAGGTAACAGAGGCTGACCGCTGGGCAAAATCTCTTAAAATGTCCACTCAGGACTTACTTGCATGGCAATATGCAGCTGAACAAGCTGGGCTAACCGGCGATAATATTGCAGATATATTTAAAGACATTAATGATAAAGTTGGTGATGCTGTACTGAATAAATCAGGTGAGGCCGCTCAGGCATTAGATACGCTCGGACTTTCGGCTGATAAGCTGTCCCAGCAATCCCCTGATAAGCAGTTACTGGCTATTAGTTCAGCTTTACAAAAGATACCTTCCCAGGCAGGTAAAACAAATATTCTTGAAAGCTTGGGCAATGACCTGTCAAAAATGCTGCCGTTGTTTGATAATAACAATGAGAAGCTGAAACAGTTCATCCAGCTATCAAAGGATTTTGGTATCGCACCGCCGCAAGAAGATATTGATAACCTCGTTAAGGTTAATCAATTTTTTCAGGATATAGAGACTAGTGCCCGTGGTCTTAAAATGGAAATTGCCTCTGGGCTGGCTAAGGTGGACCTTTCGCCATTGCAGGATGGGTTAGATAACATTCGTGATGTTTTCACCGACCCTGCTATTCTTCAGGGGTTATCAGACCTCGTAGGCGAGGCTATTAGCCTTGCCGGTGTCGTAGGTCGTATTGCTGGTGGTTTGGGGGCTATTGCTACCTATACACGGTCGCGGATAGGTGCTGTATCTGGCAATTATAATGCTGCTGATGAAAGTGACATTGCACAGCGCATTGAGTTTCTTAACAAGCGAGGTGACCAAAGTAAGGAACAAAAGGATGAATTAGAGTTTTTATCTAAACGTCTTCAATTTCTTCGGGCGATTAAGTCAAGTATGACCCCAGAGGAAGTCGAAAGAGGAGCCAAAGGATTATCATCACTCCTTTCTGATATGGGATTGTCGCCAACTGATAATAATTATAAATTAGGGAAAGGTGAATCAAATCAGAAAATAACCACAAAAAGCAATTCAACCGACAATGCTTTTAAAAGCAGGCTTCTTGATCTGCAAAAGCAAGCAGCACTTATTGAGACGACAGGCAAAAAAACTGCAGAAGTAACAGAGCTTGAAAAAGTAAACTTTGATATTACCAGTGGTAACTTAAAAGCATTATCAGAAGCGCAAAAAGAGCAGCTCCGGTATGCGGCTAAAATCATTGACTCAAAAAAAGAAGAGTTACGGCTAAATCAGGAAAACGCAAAGTTAGCTGAATTTGTTTCTGGTCTTGATAGGCAGAATAAAATAATAAGGCAAGGGTATGACAATGATCTGGCGGGTCGATCATTGGGATTAAAAGATCGTAGCCGAATGCGTGAATTAAACAACATTCAACAGGACTTTGAATATAAACAAGCTGATTTATTAAAACAGTATCAATCTGGTGATATTACCAAGTCACTTTATGAGTCTGAAACTGATGCGTTAAAATCGTCACTTGAAGAGCGCCTGCAGATTCAAGAAGATTATTATCATGAGTCTGATGGTTTACGTAATGACTGGGAGTCGGGCATATCAAGCGCATTATCTGATTTCGCGGATAGTTCAAGTGATTATTATCAGCAAGCGGCTGATGCAATGACATCAATATTAGGTTCTGCAACTGATTCAATTTCTGAACATTTATACGATGTTATCAGCGGTACTGAATCAATGGGTGAAGCAATAAAGGGAATTTTTTCAGACCTCGGGAAGTCAGTGATAAAAGCTCTGGTTGATATGGCTGCACAATGGATCGTGTATCAAGGTGTTCAGATGCTGGTTAATAAAAGTGCCCAAGCCTCTGCTATTCCTTCAATGATCGCTAATGCTCAGGCTACAGCCTTACAGGCTCAACTTGCTGCTTTCGCATCAACTGCCGCAATCCCCATTGTCGGACCGGGATTAGCTCCAGCCGCGATGGCTGCTGCAGCGGCTATAACAGAACCTATGGTTGCTGCTATTTCTGCCGCTTCCCTTTCAGGCATGGCCCACGATGGGATTGATGCAGTTCCTGAAACAGGTACCTGGTTGCTTCAAAAAGGAGAGCGGGTGACCACCGCAGCGACCAGCGCCAAACTTGATGCCACTCTGGATCGAGTAGCAAACCAGTCAACCGGTGGTGGAACTATTTATTCTCCCACGATCACTATCCCCATCAATGGTAACCCTTCCGATGCAACGTTGGCGCTGGTCCGTAAGGCTGCAGATGAGGGGGCAGAAAGGGGATACCAGAAGGCGGTTAATTCAGTCGCAAGCGGTCAGGGTGATTTGCATAAGGCCTTGATGGGGAAAACTACCTCGGGGAGGAAAATTAGCTGATGGCTATCACCACAACGCTTTATTACCCCTCCGCTTACCTGCCAGGACCGCTTAAAGAGAGCTTTGGTTTAACTCCTGTATCTCCTCTGAAACGGACTCAGATGGTAACTGGCCGGGCACGACAGCGGCGTGCCTATACTTCGACACCAACCCAAACAGATCTGGCCTGGATTTTTTCTGACGCCCAGGCCCAGGCCTTTGAGGCGTGGTTTCGGGATGAGTTATCAGATGGGGCTGCGTGGTTCAACATACCGTTATTAACGCCTGTAGGGCTGAAAAATTACGTGTGTCGTTTCACGGATATTTATAAAGGCCCCACGCCAGAAGGCGGACTTTACTGGAGATATACCGCGCCAGTAGAACTCTGGGAGCGCCCATTGCCGCCGTCTGGATGGGGGCATTACCCGGAATGGATCGTCGGCAGCTCACTGCTGGATATTGCGCTGAATAAGGAGTGGCCGAAGCATGACGCAGATTAAACGCCTCTACGCCAGCAGCGGACCGGAGGTGATCATTGAAACGCTGCAGATCACCATTGGCTCTGATGTTCACTACCTTTGCCAGGGTTACGACAACATCACGGCAACGACGGAGAACGGCGATACCGTAACGTTTTCAGCCTGTGCGATAGACATTGCGCTGCCGGCGCGCAATGCGGACGGCACGCAGGACCTCAAATTTGCCTTGTGCAATATCGATGGTGTTGTGTCCACGGCGATCCGCAATGCGCTGGCTAACCGTCTGTCTGCATTTCTGACGTACCGGCGTTATATCTCCACGGATTTAGCGGCCCCTGCGGAAGTGCCGTATACGCTGAAAATCAAGTCGGGCTCCTGGACGGCGACAGAGGTGCAGATCACTGCGGGCTACATGAATATCCTCGATACCGCCTGGCCGCGATACCGCTACACGCTCCCTGTATTCCCCGGACTGCGTTATATCAGCTAAGGAATCCCAATGTTTAACCCTGATAAATACCGTTCAGTCACCTGGCTGAAGGGCGGGCGCGTATACCCGCAACTCGACTGTTTCGGCATTGTGAACGAGATACGCCGCGACCTGAATTTACCCGTCTGGCCCGATTTTGCAGGGGTCACCAAAGACGACGGCGGCCTCGACCGGGAAGCGCGCCGGATGATGCTTACCCTTGAGCGCTGCGAACCCTGCGAAGGGGCTGGAGTGGCCTGCTATTCCGGGTCGACCGTCACCCATGTGGGGATCGTGGTCAGTATCGATGGTTTGCTGCATGTGGCGGAATGCAATCCGGGAACGAACGTCACCTTTCTGCCGTTGCCGCGATTTAAGCGGCGCTTTGTTCGCGTGGAGTTCTGGCAATGACCATTCGTTTTTACCCGTCCCGGCTTCCCGGTGAACCACTCGAAACGCATGAGCATGGTGTAACCAGTATTCGCAGCTGGCTGGTGGCAAATGTTGAAGGCTACGAGGATCGGGATGTCCCACCGCTTACCGTTGAGGTTGAGGGGCTGTTAATTCCTCCAGGTGAGTGGGCCACCTGCGTGATTCGCCCTGATAGTGATGTCAGGCTTTATCCGGTTCCATTCGGGCTGGAGGCTGCCACAATCGCGTGGATCGGTATCGGTATCTCCGTTGCCGCTGCAGCCTATTCGCTTGTTTTGATGAGCACCATTGATACGGGCGGCTATACCTCATCCACAGGGCGGAGTCTCGACCTGAACCCGGCGCGGGCCAACACCGCAAAACTCGGTGATGCCATTCGTGAGGTGTTTGGCCGGGTGCGTATCTACCCGGATTATGTGGTCCAGCCCGTTACCCGGTTCGATGCCGCCGATCCTACGAAAATGCGCGTCCAGATGCTGCTGTGTCTCGGTGTCGGTGATCTGATTTATACCAATGGCGATATCCGGGTTGGCAGTACGCCGGCTTCAACGCTACCGGGATTCAGCAGCACCCATTACCCGCCAGGCGCGGACGTTTCCGGTGATGAGCGCAGCGAAAACTGGGTCAACTCCACCGAAGTGGGCGGGACGTCATCCGGCACCGGGCTGGATATGGCCCAGACGTCGCCGGACGCAGACGACATTATCGCAGACAGCATGACCGTCTCAGGATCGAGCGTGACGTTTACGGGGCTGGATACGGATGATGATGACGATAATGACGAGAACGATAACGCACTGCCGCCCAGCTGGGTCGCTGGCGCCGTGGTCGAACTTAAAGCCCCGGCGAACTACCAGATCACCACGGCGGCCGGATACAGCGTTATCGCAAGCCCGCTGCTGACGGAGATCGCGCCGGTAGTAGGTATGCCGGTAACGCTGGGGTTTAACTCAGTCGATTACGATCTGTTTATCGCGTCATATACCCCCGGTCAGGCTGCAGTGCCCGGCACCGGGGGGAGTGCGGCAAAAGTCCAGGCCAGTGCGGCCCCGACCACCTACGATTTTTCGACCAGCTCCAGCACGTTCACGATCACCTGGCAGGGGGTTACCTACCCGGTGTCGCTGGTGGCTAACTATGTCTCGATGTCGGGACTGCTGGCGGCCATCACCGAGGGACTCACTGGCTCCGGCCTGGTTGCACAGGACAACGGCGGCACCGTACTGATAACCGAGTCGGCCAGTCCGTTCGCGGGTGGGGCGATCACGTCCTCTTCGCTGCCTGCAGCTGTTTTCGGTGATGCTCCGGTTTACACCTCCGGCACGGCATCAACCGGCGGCAGCCCGGCGGTAACGGCGAATGTGACGCTTGCCTATAACAGCGCCACGGGAACAGCCTTTTCCGGCATGCCGGAGGGGGTGCAACGGCTTTCACTTGCTCACCGCGGGAATGAGTACCGCATTGTCTCGACCGACGGCACAACGGCGACGGTGGCGCGCCTGGTTAATGGTGCCGTTGATGAGTCATGGCCGGGATTCTCCGCCCGGACGATGATCGACTATGAGGCCACTGGTCTTAACGACACGCTGAGCTGGCTGGGGCCGTTCCTGGTTTGCCCTGAGAATGAAGTGGTGGATGCGTTTGAAGTGAATTTCTCTTTCCCGAACGGCATCTGTGGCTTTGACAGTAAGGGCAAAAAACGGATTCGCCACGTTGAGTGGGAGATTCAGTATCGCGTCTATGGTTCCGGATCGGGGTGGGTGAGTCACCAGGGAGAGTACGCGCTTAAAAACATCAACGGGTTAGGTTTCACTGAGCGGATCACTCTCAGTTCTCCGGGACTGGTAGAGGTTCGCTGCCGTCGGCGCAATGAGCAGGGCTCAAACAACGCCAGGGATTCGATGTACTGGCAGGCACTGCGCGGGCGACTGCTGACGCGCCCTTCATCCTATCCCGGCGTTTCGCTCATGGCAGCGACCGTTGAGATGGGCGGGAAGCTGGCGGCGCAGTCAGATAAACGCGTAAACGTTGTGGCCACTCGGGCCTATGAAACCGGAACGGCCAGAACCATTTCGGGAGCGCTGCTGCATGTCGCAAACTCGCTGGGGCTGGAGATGGATGCCGACACCATCAACGCGCTGGAGTCCGCGTACTGGACGCCACGGGGCGAGTATTTCGATTTCGCCACAGGCGACAGTATCTCAGCGCTGGAAATGCTGCAGAAGATAGCCAATGCCGGGAAGTCCCGCTTTCTGTTAAGCGATGGCCTGGCGACGGTCAACCGTGAGGGGATTAAGCCATGGACTGGCGTGATCACTCCGCATGAGATGGTGGAGGAGCTGCAGAGCGGATTTACCGTGCCCTCAGATGATGATTTTGATGGTGTCGACGTGACGTACATCAACGGGACTACCTGGGCAGAGGAGACCGTTAAATGCCGGACGCCTGATAATCCTACGCCGGTGAAAATAGAGAATTACAAACTCGATGGGGTACTGAATCAGGATCACGCCTACCAAATCGGGATGCGTCGCCTGATGAAATACCTGCAGCAGCGGGTGACGTTCCAGACCACTACCGAGCTGGACGCGCTGTGCTACAACACGGGCGATCGCATAGTGCTCACGGATGATATTCCGGGCAACAACACGATTTCCTGTCTGGTGGAGGCGATGACAACGGCTGGTGGAGTGACAACGTTCACCGTCACGGAGCCGCTGGACTGGTCTTTCGAAAATCCCCGCGCGCTGATCCGTTATCAGGATGGCTCTGCATCCGGGCTGATGGTGGCGAGCAGGGTGGGTGATTTTCAGCTGTCAGTCCCGCACCTGAGCGAGTTTGATGATCCCATGCGGGTTGACCTGTCGTCGGCAACCATCGAGCCGATCCGCCTGGTGTTCTGCGGCTCAACGCGCCACGTCTACGACGCCATTGTAGAGGAGATCGCCCCGCAGTCTGACGGAACATGCCAGGTCACCGCTAAAGAATACCTCGAATCGTTCTATGCCTACGACGACGCCACATACCCCGGCGACGTCGCTTAATACCAAAAAATCCCTTTCAACTTTTCTTTCGCTCAAACCCTCGTTTGGGCGAACGCCTTCTTTGGAGCAAAAACATGGCCGAACTTAACCCGCCTTTGGGAACGACGACGCCTGAAATATTCCTGGATAACGTCAAGCGCGCTGACGAGTTGGTTAACGGTCCGGCCGGAACGGTTAACGACCGGGCAGGCGAACCGCTCGATACCTGGCGCCAGATGATGGCTAAGAATGACGAAGTTCGGCAAAACATCATCCCGCTCAGTAAGCAGTATCAAACGCTCGAGGCTGCACAGGCGGATATCGCGAATATTCCAGAAGGCAGCAGCACCTATGTGCGTAGCCCGGACAGCAGCGCGCTGGCTGACGAGTACATGAATGTGGCTGGGACGCTGACAGCAACCGGGCGTAGAATGCCTTCTCAAGCGGCCATCCAGGCAGTTCTTGACTATATCTCATCTCTCATTGCTACTGATGATGCTGATTCTCCTTTACTGACACTTAATGATGAGGCGGGGTTTCGTCTGGCGGCATTCGGCCTGAATGCAATTCAGAGCAATGCGATGACGGCTGAATATGATGAGTTTATTGATGGTTTTGTGTTCCGGGATAGCGTCGGATTCGTTATTCAGCAAATAGGGACTCCTCTGCTCAGCTCTGTTGACAGTGTTCAGCCTGTCGTTGAGCAGCAGCGATTGGTGACTGAGGCATTCAGTGCTGAATCTGACGCGGATATTTCTGGTTTTGTATTTCGCGACAGTGTGGGATTTGTCCTGATGAATCTCAATGGTGAGCAAAGCGATCAGAATAACGATGGGGTAGATGACATTTCACGCAGAAATGCAGCAAATCTTGCCGCTGCTGCTGCCGCACGAGACGAAATTAATACGCGTATTGCTCGCCCGGTTTACGATTACAATATTCTGATCACAGACGGCCAGTCGCTGAGTAACGGGACTGAGGGATGGGCAGCACTGAGCAAGGACATTCGCGCTACTCTGAACATTAATATGCTCGGTGACTCCGTCCGGCCAAAAAATGAGAACGGTTCAACATTTACGCCGTTAAACGGAGCTGAAATCAGATCAGCCCGTGCGGTGGTGCAGGATTTAATCGCCCCTCCTGACGGCGGAAACCTTATGACCGATGAGGCTGTGGCCGCACTGCCTCGTGGGGCTAACAATTTCGGTGAAACCGTCGATATTGGCGCGATGTGGATGTGGCGGGAAATGCAGTTACAGTTCCGGGGAGTGGTAACGGATGAGCGCAAAATTGTGGCTGTTAACTGCGGTGTGGGCGGGCAGATTATTGAACACCTCTCTAAAGGCCATTCCTGGGGATTCTACAACCGGATCATTTCAGCCGTTACCCAGATTAAAGCCATTGCTGATGCCGAAGGGAAAACCTGCGGCGTGGTGGGTTTTTTATATCTTGGCAATGAATATAACTATGACAGCACAAAAGGAGGGGCGACAGACCGCGCAGAATACAGAGCACTCCTGAGAAAGCTCATTGATGATGTCATTACCGATACTACCGCTATCACCGGGCAGACAGAGCCCCCCCTGACTGTGCTGTATCAGACCAGCGGCAGCTGGACGCGCGACAGCACGAATATGAGCATTGGCGAGGCTCAGCTCGATATCTGTGCAGCAGATGCAAACGTAATGATGGCATCACCGGCGTATGCTGTCACCGACAAGGGTGGCCATCTTGACGCGAACGGCTACCGCTGGCTGGGAATGCAGTTCGGAAAAGTGCTCCATCGTGCAATTGATCGTCGCCAGAACTGGCGTCCACTGCAACCCCTGTCAGTCACGCTGAGCGGAACATTCCTGCGTGCGGATTTCCTGGTGTGGAGCCCGCCGCTTCAGTTTCGATCGTGCTACGTGGGTTCATCTCCGACGACGTATGCCGCAAAAGGATTCAGAGTCACTGACGACGCCGGGGACGTTCCGGTGACGCGGGTCGACATTGTAGCCGATACCGTAGTCGATATTACGCTGGGGCGTGAAACGACCGGCGATGTTTATCTATGGTACGCCAGCCAGACCGGAAGTAACGGTAACGGAAATCTGTTTGACAGCGACACAACGGTCGCTGTTGCGAATTACGAATTTCATGAAGGGACGGGGCAATATCCGGAATCAAATATTCCAGAGCTGGTAAACCGTCCATACCCACTGAATAACCCCTGTGTGGCATTTCGTCGCCAGGCAATCGCTATTTAAGGAAAACAAATTATGGGTTCGCGTATTATTGTTCCTGGTTATTTTGGTGATAAAGGCCTGGGTTTTGACCCGCTCGTTCGCCGTGGCCTGAAATATTTGAATTTTTATGGAGAGGCAGATAAAACTGGTCGGAATCTCGCACCGGATGGGGTAGCTGCAACGGTACTGGGGTCGCCTGTTGTGCAGGAAAATGGCGTCCAGTTTACGCCTGCAGGCACATTGCTTGATACGGGTATTCTTCAGCCTTTGGACTTTACTTTTTTCACAATCTTCAACTGTCCGACCCTTTCACAGATTCTGCTGCTCAGCAATTTTAACGGGCCCCGGCAATCTGGCTCAGGAACCACGCAGGGAGTAGTGCTCAGAACGCAGCCTGGATCTACCAGCATGACCCTGAACTTTTCGGTAAACACTCTCAACAGTAGCGCGTCGACGCAGCGTACAGTCGCGCTCGGTGGGTTGCTGGCAAACACAAACTATTTAGTGTGCGCGCGTTTTAAATCGGGACAAAAAATGGACTTTCAAATCCTGAACAAAGCTCTGTCAGCAGAGAAAACAACAGATATGGGCGACCCGGCGGATTTGGGGGCAAAACTGCGTATCGGCGGTAGTTACCAGGCTGATCTAACGAACGCAGGGATTCACCGATTTTCTGCTTTACACACTGTTGCGTTGACAGATGGTGAAATTACAAAAGCTGCCACTCAGTGGACTGCTTGGGCTAAAGCTGTCGGGTTAACAATTTAAAAAATACAACGCTACAAGCTCTCATTGAGTTTACGTAGTGCATAAGCCAGGGCTGATTCCATATCCATTTCTTTAGATAAGGCAAGGAGGTATTTTGATTTTAATATCAATCGTTTTTTTTGTCGTTTTGTTAGGGTTTGATGGTTTTTAATGGACTTTACAAGTTCAATGTATTCTGTTCGGTATTTCAAGTCGTTGACCGTGTTTCCATGAAAAACAGGGCGTTCAACAACGCCCTTAATGCAATCAGTTACATGCACATTTTCCATTGAATCGTTGAAGTCCGACGCAACAACAATACCAACATCAAACCCAGAGAAGCTACAATTAATGATTGGCAAAGTTTAGTCCTTTTTCTGATTTTTAGTGAAGGCTTTTTATGTTAGTAGCGGGGCCAGGAAAGCGTAAACCGTGACAACATCAGCCACAATGGCTAATTTTGAAAAAATAGATGATGATTTTATTTTCTCATCTTTCTCTTTTTGGTTTAAATCTGCTGACTCAACTTCTTTCTTAAGTGAATCAAACTCACTTTGATTTTCATAGAGGGTTTTTAATAGAGTGTCGTACAATTCCTTTGAGTTGTATTCAAGAAATCCGACGCGGCATTTTTCAACACGAGCGTTAAGGAAGGTTGACGATGAATCTGATGGCAAAACGAAACCAGTGTCACAACCTGTGACAGTAAGTCCAGAATAGTTTGGCATTGCAGCTCTCTCTATTTAGGTATGTTAATTGTAAGCTTTTGTTAACTAGTTTTAGACATTAGCATGAATTAAAGCACTTGTGAATGAATGTTTCAACAAGTCTTGAGGGCCGTATTAACCATCTGTACCAGATGAGTATTGTATCAGACGCCACCAGGAGTATCCCGGCTTGCGGTGTTGTGATCTGGCTGGCAGATGATGTCACCGAACTATTACTCAATGCGAGATGTATCTTTCTGCTCCAGAAAAATCATTTTTTCGCGTCAGTGTGCCTGATCGATAGCTGGAACCTGTATTGATCATATCTCTCAATGAATCTACTGTATATAAAAACAGTATTTAAGGGGGGGGAATATGCCGCGAAACTCAGATATCGAAATAGCCTGGCGTCAGGCAATTGTCATTGAGCCTAATGGCCGTCGCACCGTGACAACGTCCGGTTTTATCCGGGAACTCGCAAAAGTTAACTGGATATGGTCACCGCGCCAGGCTAACCAGTGGATAGAGCACTATGTGACGACATTCCGGGATGTCTCAACGCAGGAAGGCGATGAGCGCACGTTCCAGTTATACAACCCGAACGGAGGGCTATAACGTGGGTTTTCCGTCGCCAGCATCAGACTATGTGGAGGGACGGTTAACCGTCGATAAGCTATGCAGCATCGGCCCTAATTCCCGGATCGTACAAACAGAAACCGGATATGCCGTAGTTGATTTCTCCGTTAAACCAAAGCAGCAGGACACGGTATTGATCCAGTACTCCGGCGGTACAGATTTTGCGAAAGTTATGGGGAAGGCTTTCATCACTCGGGATGGTGAAGCGCTGGAAGGTGAGGCTCTGGATGAGGTTACTGTTGTCGGGGTGGTGACATTCGTCATCAATCAAGCTTGGCCTACTGATGACGAATGTCCAATATGAGCTATAAGCGGATATTGATAATAGCATTTTGACAGATAAATGGGTGACTAACGTACCAATATATGAGCAAAAAGATAACACAGTGCTTCTAAATTGAACGTAGAAAGTGTCGGAAAAGAGTAATTAAAAAAGCTTTAGAAGTACTTCTAAAGCTTATCCGTTACTCGTAATTCTAATTCAGAATTTTATTTAAATTAGCATTCAAATTTTTAATGCTTTCAATTATTTTATCAAATATAAAATCTAACGCATGGCTATAACCGGATGCTAAAGTTGCACTATCAAAGCCAAGATTAGATAAATGTACGATTGATTTATTTACTGCTTCATGTGCTTCAGCATTTCTCAAATCATTATTAATGAAGAGAGAGGCTAACTTAGGATTAGGCGAACTAAATGTTGCAAGTTCATTAGCATGTTTAAGTGCTGATTTATCCTCATTCTGTTCAATAATAGCATCAGTAAGGTTTAATATTCCTTGTAATAATTTCAGTGCTTGCAATCTATCAACATCCTTTGGGGCTACGCCCATTGCGATACTTAATTTCTTTAATGAACCAATTTTAATCTTATTTGTAATCTCGTTTATAGTTTTGCATCTCGCTAAAAAATCTTGCTCTTGCATATCGCATGAGGCTACATGAGAAAGCTTTTGCAATACAGGATAATTTCTTAATCCCTCTGCATTAAGTTCATCATTGTTATATTCAAAAATATCATAACTAGATAGGGGAACATTTAAAAAATATCCTAAGGATACTAAGTTATCATTTAGATTTGCTAGTTCTCTTGCAAATCTAAAAGTCTTAGAAACAATATGTTCGACATTTAATGAGTTAACGTCGATAAGGTTCTGATCTTTCGCATAATCGAATACATGGTACACTTCCTTTTCTGGAACCCCTCGGTAAAGCTCATAAAAAGGTATTTTTACTAAGTTTCTGCCGACCCTGACACAGTCTCTAAAGGCCCACTGTCCTCCATAACTAGGGGCTACTTGATAATGGCCGTTATAAAGAAATGGAATGGCTTCATAGGTTTTATCTTTCTCATATTTAATAAGAAAAGCATCATCAACATATACATATTCATCTTTTCTAAAATCGCGAGCTCGGGACGCTGTCATCGGATCTTTGTGGCCAGGCCATACTAATTTGTTGATGTCCACTTCACCACAAAGTTCGGGCAGAACAGATTGTACGGTTCCCCATGCTTGAAGTATTACTCTATTTCCATGATCAACTATTTCAAAATCAATCCAAGGAAGGTTTAATACAAAGTGATTAGACCCTGATAAAAGACCTAGTACCTCTTTGGTTCGTTCGATATAAGCTTCGAAGAAAAAAACCTTTACTCCTATGCAACCTTTCATCCATAAGTATTTCCTTAGAAATTCATTCCTCATTGTCCATTTTACATCTTTCTTGCTTTTGAAGTAGTATTCGCTTGAGACATCCCCTTGGGCGACACCATAAGATGGCGAGGCAACCTCATCAAATATTACTTTTTGTTCATCATCACCTATGAGCCTTGGTTTTAAACCCAGCTTCATCCAGACATCTTCGGCCAAAAAAAAGGAGTAGTGAGCATTAGATCCCCAAGAGGCTACTATATATCCATAACCAGAAATAGATATATCTATCCCCCTAGCTCCACCTTTCTCTGTACAATGTGGCGTGGAATATGTTACAACACCTTCACTTGATTCACGTAAAACATTTAATTTTGTGACATCATCTTCGGGAACTACAGCCATGATCATATGAGTATATTCATAATCATCTTGATGTATATTTCTTTCGTAACGATGAGTTACAGTAATATCTCGTTGAGGGTTGGAGTTGTCTTCAACAAATAGTAGATCCTTTAGGCCTTGTGGTATTTGGTCAACCGGCAATGGTATTTCTGATATATAATCAAGCACTTACTAGTCCTCTGTGATAATCATGAGTATATGCAAACTGCCTGTCTGCTGTTGACACTTAGCAGTCAATCACCGTAACTAATATGAACGTGTAAATAAGTTCCTGCAACTAAGATCATAGAGCGCTTGTAATGACAAAGGACTTGTAATTATATGACTAACGACTTCATAATTAAGCGATCTTTGTGTTTTTAACTATATGATAGTTAAGGGCAATTTCGTTCGTGTTTGTTATGAAACTCGATGATATATCTTTGATTATGATGTCAAAAACGCGCGATTTAAAATCCCTCGGCGTTCGCGCTGTGCGGGTTCAAGTCCCGCTCCGGGTACCATTGGGAAATACAGAATAATCAAAGCAATAAGCAGTGTCGTGA